AGTTTTGACAACAGCACTTTTGGTAATGTGGCTCTGCTTCAGCATCACATTCCTGGTTTCGGCCATCCAGAGCTTTGTCTTTGACCGCAGACGCGAGAAGCGGGAGCAGGAAAAGGAACAGCGTGATCTGGAATACCATGAGGAACGCATGAAAAATCTGAAATAAGATGAGTACGGTGGGCGGCAGGAATTTCCTGCCGTCTGCTTTGCTGTAAAGGACGGTGACGATAATGGAAAAAATCAATAGTTTATCTTTGGACTTGGAAACCTTCAGTGATGTGGATCTGAATAAATGTGGTGTATATAAATATGCCCAGTCCTCTGCATTTGAAATCCTGCTGTTCGGTGTGTCAGTAAACGGCGGTGAGGTGCAGGTCTATGATCTGGCACAGGGAGAATCGGTGCCGATGGAAATTATCAAAGCACTGACGGACAATTCTGTTTTGAAATGGGCATTCAATGCTTCTTTCGAGAGGGTCTGCCTGTCAGTGTGGCTTCAAAGATACTATCCGCAGTATTTTGAAAGCTACAGCATTCATGAGGATACAGTCGGAGATTATCTGGACCCTTCAGCATGGCGATGCTCGATGGTATGGTCGGCATATATGGGACTGCCGTTGTCTCTTGCAGGTGCCGGAGCTGTGCTTGGCCTGTCGGAACAGAAACTGAAAGAAGGCAAAGACCTCATTCGATATTTCTGCGTTCCATGCAAGCCGACACAAACCAACGGCGGCAGGACAAGAAATCTGCCGGAGCATGATGCACAGAAATGGGAAACTTTCAAGGCATACAACAAGCGTGATGTCGAAGTGGAGATGTCCATTCAGGACAGACTGAAAAAATATCCTGTCCCGGATTTTGTGTGGGAAGAGTACCGCATCGACCAGGAAATCAACGACAGAGGGATTGCGCTGGATAGGACTCTTGTGAAAAATGCCATTGCTTTTGATGAAAAATCCAAAGCAGAGCTGTCGGAAAAAATGCAGGAACTGACAAATCTCGACAATCCAAATTCGGTACAGCAGATGAAACAGTGGCTTGCAGACAATGGCTTGGAAATGGACAGCCTTGGGAAAAAGGAAGTGGCAGCAGTATTAAAAACAGCACCGGAGCCGCTTCGAACAGTGCTGGCATTGCGGCAACAGCTCGCTAAATCCTCGGTCAAAAAATATCAGGCAATGGAAAATGCAGTCTGCGAAGACGGCAGAGCCAGAGGAATGTTCATGTTTTATGGTGCAAACAGGACAGGCAGGTTTGCCGGCCGCATTATACAGCTGCAGAATCTTCCGCAAAACCATATGCCGGACTTAGAGCAGGCACGAGGGCTTGTCAGGGATGGAAACTATACAGCGGCAGAGCTGTTATACGATGATATACCGGACACCTTGTCCCAGCTGATCCGCACAGCTTTTGTGCCAAGACCCGGTATGAAATTTGTAGTGTCGGATTTTTCTGCAATTGAAGCGAGAGTGCTTTCCTGGCTTGCAGGCGAAAAGTGGAGAAGCGAGGTCTTTGCCAATAACGGGGATATTTATTGTGCATCGGCATCAGCTATGTTCGGTGTACCTGTTGAAAAGCATGGTGTAAACGGGCATCTGCGGCAGAAAGGAAAAATCGCAGAGCTGGCACTTGGTTATGGCGGCTCAGTTGGTGCGTTGAAAGCAATGGGAGCGTTGGATATGGGACTTTCTGAAGATGAGCTGCAGCCGCTGGTGGATATGTGGAGAAGCTCCAACCCTAACATCGTGAAGTTCTGGTGGGAGGTTGACCGATGCGTCAAGGAAACTGTGAAAAAGAAGGTACCGACCGAAACGCATGGCATCCGCTTTATCTATCAGAGCGGGATGCTTTTCATCAAGCTCCCTTCCGGCAGACAGCTCTCCTATGTAAAACCTCGCATGGGAGAGAACCGATTCGGCGGTGAAGCAGTCACCTACGAAGGAGTCAGCGGCACGAAAAAGTGGGAACGCATCGAAAGTTACGGTCCAAAGTTCGTGGAAAATATCGTGCAGGCTATCAGCCGGGATATTCTGATGTATGCGATGAAGACGCTGTCGCATTGCTTTATCTGCGGCCATGTACATGACGAGCTGATCATCGAATGCGGCAAAGAAGTATCGGTGGATGCCATTTGTGAGCAGATGGGAAGAACGCCGCCCTGGATTCCGGGACTTCTGCTTCGAGCGGACGGCTACGAATGCGAATTTTACAAAAAAGATTAAATATCAGTTCTTAAAGTCAGGGTTCCTGTCCTTTCACTCTTAGAGGGCAGGAGCCCTACTTTTATGAAAGGCGGTATTTCAATTATGAAAGAACTGATACCGAAAGACGAGTACGGCATTTTTGTGGATGCCCATGACACTGCAAGAGTGGACAGCCTGTTTGTGGCTGAGTTTTTTGAGAAGAACCACAAAGAGGTTCTGCGTGATATCCGTAAAATTATCGATCCGACTTCCGGATTGAGTGAGGAATTTAGACAGCGCAATTTTGCGCCGTCCTCATACATCAACAATCAGAACAAAAAACAGCCTTGTTTCTGTATGACTCGTGATGGTTTTACTTTGCTGGCTATGGGATACACAGGTCAGAAGGCAATGAAGTTCAAGGAGCTGTACATCCGCAGATTCAATGAAATGGAGAGCTTCATCAAGACGCTGATTTCTGCAAGACAGGAGTTTCCGCTTCTTACCGACAATATCAAGCTGCTCCGCGAAAACCCAAGACCGTACCACTTCAGCAATGAGTGCGATATGTTAAACCGCATTGTTATTGGGATGTCGGCAAAGCAGTTCAGGCTTGCCAACGGCATTGAAAAGGGAAAAAGTATCCGGCCATATCTGAATAAGGAGCAGATCGATATGCTGGAAACATTGCAGAAGGTCGATGTAGGACTGCTTGTTGCTTTTCCTAATTATGAGGACAGAAAACGCCATCTGGAATGGTACAAAGCAAAGATCGAGGAGGAAAAATAATTATGTTTTATGTGAAAGAACAGCTGAATGATGCGATGGAAGTATCTGTGGAAATTAACGATGAGAATGTTTACTGCCGCTGCCCTAAGTGCGGCTGTGAAGTGCAGGTGGATCTGGCGGAGGTGTTTGCAGATGGTGATATTGATCTGTTTGGCACCGCAGTTTTGTGCAGCAGCTGTACGGAAAAGATGATGGGAGGAAAGCATTGTGGGTGTGAGCAAGTATAACAGCGAAGGCTATCCTGATCCGACCACCTACGGTGCATTAAGCAAAATAGAGAATGAGATGAAAGCGGCAAGAGCATACAGACCTATCGTGTATGTATGCTCCCCGTTCTCAGGAAATGTGGAAGAAAATACAGCAAATGCAAGGGAATACTGCCGTTTTGCGGTGGAGCGCGGGTATATCCCCGTTGCTCCGCATTTGCTGTATCCGCAGTTCTTAAATGACAATGACCCGGTGGAACGGGAGCTTGGGATGCATTTTGGAAATGTACTCATGAGCCATTGTGCCGAGGTATGGGTATTCGGTGAAACGATAAGCACCGGAATGGATACTGAGATCAGGAGAGCCAAAAGGAAGAATTACCGTCTGCGGTACTTTAACAGCACTCTGGAAGAAGTGCCGGATATCAAATGCAGGAAGGGAGAGACAGAAGATGCGTGATTTAAAGATAGCCTACGGCAATTCCAGACAGGCAAAGTTCTGGGCAAATAAGACTATAAAATTTGATGAGCTGTGTGACAGACTGAGAAACCCCGTCCGCACATCGGAAACGGCAGAGGAATATCCGAAGCTGCCGAAAAAACAGCGTGATGACATTAAAGACAAGGGCGGTTTCGTTGCCGGACACCTGAAAGATAACCGCAGACAGGCAAACAAGGTGGCGTGCCGTTCCATGCTTGTGTATGACCTGGACAGTGTTGACAGAGATTTCCTTGACCATATTGCAGATAAGATTGGAAATAAAGGATGCTTTTATACTACGCACAGCCATGTTCCGGAGCATCCGAGGGCGAGAATGATCATCCCAGTCACTCGTGATATGACACCGGATGAATTCAATGCGGCGGCGAGATATTATGCGGCGGACAACGGGTTCCTGGATATGCTCGATCCATGCTCCTTCTCCCCTCACCAGCTGATGTATTGGCCGACCTGTCCGTCAAACGGAGAGTACCTGTTTGGGGAGTTTGAGGGTGCGTGGCTCGAACCCGATACAGTGCTTACAAAACATCCGAACTGGCAGGACTGTTCCCTGCTGCCAACGACACCGAAGGAAAGTAAAGCCGCAAATCATAAGGTACAGCAGCAGAAAGACCCGCTTGAAAAAGAAGGTATTGTGGGTGCATTCTGTCGTGCGTATTATCCGATAGAGCTTGCTATCAGTGAATTTCTGCCGGACGTATATTCTCCGACAGCTGATATTTTCGGCAGATATGATTATATCCCCGGCGAAGGATCTGCAGGTGTGGTTATCTATGATGACAAATTCGTATACAGTCATCATGCCACAGATCCTGCAGGCGGCAGACTCTGCAATGCATTTGAACTGGTGCGCATCCATAAATTCGGTGATCTGGAAGAAAAGAAATCCTTCAATCAGATGTGTGAATTTGCCATGACGCAGGATAAGGTAAAGCTGCTGATCCTTGAAGAAAAGCAGAAAAGTGCGGCAGCAGATTTTGACGGAAAAGAGGATTGGAAAACAGGTCTGCGTTATATGCCAAGGAGCAAGTGCCTGGAGAACAGTGTATGGAACCTGATGCTGATTCTGAACAATGATCCCGATTTTGCCAATATCGCATTTAACGAGATGGTGGGCAGAGTGCAGATTACAGGCGATGTTCCCTGGACAAGACCCTGCGACAACACTTTCTGGCGGGATGCGGATACCGCACAGATGAAAGCACTGATCGATATCCGATACGAAACCTTTTCTGGCAGAAATTATGAAGTAGCATTCACCAAAGTCGTAGAGGACAGGCATTTCCATCCCCTGCGTGAATGGCTTGATGCACTGCCGGAGTGGGACGGAACAGTGCGGCTTGAAAATCTGTACATTGACTGCCTTGGCGCAAAGGATACCGCATATGTCAGGGCCGCCACCAGAAAATCTTTTGTGGCAGCGGTAGCAAGAATTTACGAACCTGGCATTAAGTTTGATTCGGTTGTTGTTCTGGTAGGACCCCAGGGTTGCGGCAAGTCTACGATTTTTGCAAAGATGGGAAAGGACTATTATTCCGACAGCCTGTCCCTGATGGATATGAAGGATAAAAGCGGTGCGGAAAAACTGCAGGGCTACTGGCTTTTGGAGCTTGGCGAACTGGCAGGGTTAAGAAAAACCGATGTGGAAGTCGTGAAGGCATTTGTCAGCCGTACCGATGATATCTATCGCCCGTCCTATGGCAGAACGGTGGAAAGTCATCCCCGTCAGTGCATTATTGTGGGGACAACAAACTCGGAGTCCGGATTCCTGCGTGATATTACAGGAAACCGCAGATTCTGGCCGATTAAAGTCACAGGTGTCAGCAGAAGAAAATCGTGGGATATGACCGATGAGGAAGTCGTGCAGCTTTGGGCGGAGGCAAAGTACCTTTATGGGCAGGGCGAAACTTTGTACCTGAATGAGCAGGAAAACAGTGAGGCACTGAGCGAACAGATTGATGCGATGGAAACCGATGAACGTCAGGGCATCGTGGAGGAATACCTGAATACGCTTCTGCCGGACAACTGGAACAGCATGGATCTGTATGAGAGAAGAAATTTCCTGACGGACAGCACTTCGGCAAAGGGTACGGTACAAAGAAAGACCGTAAGCAATGCAGAAATCTGGAGCGAGTGCTTCTGCAGAAATCTGTCCGACCTCAAGCCATCCGATTCCTATGCGATAGCTGCCCTTATGACCAAAGTGGACGGATGGGAGCGTACTGAAAAAATCAGAAAGCTTGCCATCTACGGCAGACAGAGGATTTATGAGAGGTTGTGATTTGTGCATCCTGTGAATTCCAGACAGGTTGTGAACTTGCAAAAAGCCTTATAAACAGGAACTTTCAGGCACTCTAAGACACAAGTATCACAAGAATTTCTATAATAATTATTTTTATATTTATATGGTCAGATATATAGCCCGTATACACGCATATACGCATATAGAAATTTTCTGAGATACCTGTGTCGGTTGTGTCTTGTGAATTTTGGAGGTGAAAACACAGTGAGAGAAAAGCAGATTGAACAGAAACTGGTGCAGGCAGTAAAAGCAAAGGGCGGTATCTGTCCGAAGTTTGTATCTCCGGGATACGATGGAATGCCGGACAGACTGATTCTTCTGCCAGACGGAAGAATGGCATTTGCAGAGCTGAAGGCACATGGAAAGAAACCAAGACCGCTGCAGACGGCAAGGCATGAGATGTTAAAGCGGTTAGGATTCCGGGTGTATGTGATTGATGCCGCAGCGCAGATTGGAGGGATCATTGATGAGATACAGTCCGCATGATTATCAGCTGTATGCCATCCGGTATATTGAGGAGCATCCCATAGCGGCGGTTCTTTTGGATATGGGACTTGGCAAAACAAGCATCACGCTGACGGCACTTGCAGACCTTTTGTTTGATTCCTTTGAGGTGCATAAGGTTCTGGTGATCGCACCGCTTCGTGTGGCGAGAACGACATGGAGCGATGAAATACAGAAATGGGAGCATCTTAGCATTCTGCAGTATGCCATTGCGGTTGGAACGGAAGATGAACGGCTGGCGGCGATGAGGAGCCAGGCTGATATCTACATCATCAATCGTGAAAATGTGCAGTGGCTGATAGAAAAAAGCGGTATTGCATTTGATTTTGATATGGTGGTTGTAGACGAGCTTTCGTCCTTTAAGAACTGGCAGTCAAAGCGCTTCAAGGCTTTCATGAAGGCAAGACCGAAAGTGAAGCGTATCGTAGGTCTGACAGGTACTCCATCTTCCAATGGCCTGATGGATCTGTTTGCAGAATTTAAGCTGCTTGATATGGGAGCAAGGCTTGGAAGATTTATTGGCCAGTACCGTACCGCCTTCTTTGCACCAGACAAAAGGAATGGACAGATCATTTACAGCTACAAGCCTCTGCCGGGAGCAGAAGATGCGATTTATCAGAAAATTTCAGATATCACGATTTCCATGAAATCCACTGACCATTTGCAAATGCCGGAGCTGATCAGCACGCAGTATGAAGTGGTGCTTTCCGAAAAGGAGCAGGAAAAGTACGAGGAACTGAAAAAGGATCTGGTGCTGCAGCTCCCCAACGGAGATATCACAGCCGCCAATGCCGCAAGTCTTACCGGAAAACTGTCACAGATGGCAAACGGCGCGGTGTATGGGGATAATGAGAAAGTTCTGGAGATACACGAAAAGAAACTGGATGCTTTGGAGGATATTATTGAAGCCGCAAACGGGAAACCGATACTGGTGGCATATTGGTTTAAGCACGATTTGGAACGCATCTGCAGAAGGTTGGAAGAACTGAAGGTGGAATATGCCAGAATCTCTTCTCCCGGCAGTATCGAAATGTGGAACAGAGGTGAGTTTGCAGTTGGGCTGATCCATCCGGCATCCGCAGGACATGGCTTGAATCTTCAAAGCGGAGGCAGTCACCTTGTATGGTTTGGTCTTACCTGGTCGTTGGAGCTGTATCAGCAGACCAATGCCAGGCTGTGGAGACAGGGACAGACAGCAAACACAGTGGTGATTCAGCACATCATCACCAAAGGCACAGTGGACGAGCAGATTATGAAGGCTCTGGAAACCAAGGATACTTCTCAGTCCGCACTGATCAGTGCCGTAAAAGCCAATCTATGACAATCAATGAAAATCAGAGTCAATCCGAGGAAAATTTATATTTTCGGAGGTTAGGCTATGACAGCAAAGGAATATTTACAGCAGGCATACAGGCTGAATGAACTGATTGACTCTGATGCCCATGAACTGGAACGGCTGAGAGATCTGGCAGGAAGAATCAGCAGTCCTAATTTTGGAGAAAGAGTACAGAGCAGCAGAAACCTTGATGCACCGTTTGTAAAGTATCTCGGTGACATTATGGAGATGGAAGAAAAGATACAGAAAGAACTGTGCAGACTGGTCGTATTAAAAAAGCAGATTCTCGCGGCACTGGAAAGTGTGTCAGACCGGGAAGAACGGCTTCTTCTTACTTACCGCTATCTCAACAACGAGAGCTGGGAGCAGATCGCAGTGGATCTGTCGGTATCCATGAGTACCGTCCATCGGATTCATGCATCCGCACTTAGAAATTTTCTTGTCCCAAACCAAAGTTGACACGTTTTGGAATGGAATGACACATAGGAAATGAGTATAATAGTAGTATAGAAAATTGCGTAAAGCACAAAGCCTTCATGGGAGCAATCCTGTGAGGGCTTTTCTTATGCCGACAAGGAGGTGAGCCGATGCCGAAAAAACCGAAACAGCCCTGTGCATACCCCGGATGTCCGAATCTGTCGGACGGAAGATACTGCGAACAGCACCGCAAGCTGGTAGAGAAGAACTACGAGCAGTACAGTCGTGACCCGGCTGTGCATAAAAAGTACGGCAGAGCATGGAAACGGATTCGTGACAGCTATGTTAAGACGCATCCCTTCTGTGAGAGGTGTTTTGAGCAAGGCATCCTTGTCCCGGTTGAGGAGGTACACCACAAGGTTCCTATCTCACAGGGCGGCACCCATGACCGAAGCAATCTGATGAGTCTTTGCAGGAGCTGTCATAACAAAATACACCATGAGATTGGTGACAGATAGTTGCGTGAGTGACCCGGTAGGGGCGGTCAAAATCTCTGTGGCTTTAGGCCCCGGAAAACGGCGCCCCCTCAAACGCACAAAAACGGCAGTTCAAACGGGGTATTAAACCCCAGGGCGAGAAAGGAAATAGAAATTATGGCGAAAGACGGCACAAATCGTGGCGGCAGACGAGTGCGTGCCGGAGATAAACCGGCACCTGCCGCCGAGAAAATACAAAAAGGACAGCAAGTCCAGATACTGAAAAATGATATTCCCACACTGAGTCCCACAGAACTGGAGGCGGTTGACCTGCCGGAAGGTGCTGTGATGGAAGGCATGAATATGCCAAAGCCGAGCGATTATCTGTCCGCGAGACAGAAAAACGGTGTTCCCCTCGGTGCGGATGAAATCTATAAGGAAACCTGGCTGTGGCTGAAGGAGCGAAACTGTGAAAAGCTGGTCAATCCCAGACTGATTGAAGCCTATGCACAGGCTTTTGCCAGATACATTCAGTGCGAGGAGGCAACCAGCACCTACGGTCTGCTCGGTAAGCATCCGACCACAGGAGGAGTAATCACTTCCCCATTCGTGCAGATGAGTCAGCAGTATCAGAAAAGTGCAAACCTTATCTGGTATGAGATTTACGACATCGTAAAGCAGAACTGCACTGAGGTGTTCGAGGATAATCCAAACGATACAATGGAGCTTCTGCTCCGGGCAAGGAGAAAATAGCATGATAGAAAAAGTGAATCCGAGCCACCCGGATAAGGTGGCAGACCGCATTGCCGGAGCAATCGTTGACCTGGCATATGCCGCAGAAGAGAATCCTAAGATTGCAGTTGAGGTGTTGATCGGACATGGCTTCTGCCATGCGATTGTGGAAACCGATGCCAAGCTGAATATTCGTGACATCATGGATGCCATAAGCCGAATTGCAGGAGATGTACAGCCGGATATCATAATTGTTCCGCAGGATAACCATCTTTCGGAAAATCAAGCGGAGCAGTTTCGCTGCGGTGACAACGGCATTTTCAAGGGTGTACCTTTGACGGAGGAACAGAAAAAGCTGTCCGAAATTGCACATTCTATTTATGAAAAGTACACTTCTGACGGAAAGTACATTCTGGACGGCAACCGCCTGATTATCTGCCAAAGCAACGCTGACAGCTATGATCTCATGGGCGATTATCCGAATGCAGAGGTCAATCCCCTGGGTGACTGGACAGGCGGCACCGATGTTGATACCGGGGCCACTAACAGAAAGCTTGGTTCCGACATGGCGGATTCTGTTACAGGCGGTGGTTTACATGGGAAAGACCTATCAAAAGCAGATGTGTCTGTGAATATCCACGCCTTTCTGAAGGCACAGGATTTAGGAGAGCCTGTATCACTGGTGTGCGCCATTGGCGATGATACGGTAGACGGTGTCCCGTATGCGGACATTGTGGCAGAAGCGAAAGAATATATAGACTCCATCGGCGGTTTCGAGAAATTTGCCGAGTGGGGTCTTTTTTGATGGAGGTGAGGACAATGAGCAAGACTACGACAGAAATGCAGCTGGTGGATATTAACAAGCTGATTCCCTATGTGAATAACGCTCGTACCCACAACGCACAGCAGATCAACAAGCTCCGTTCTTCTCTCCGGGAGTTCGGCTTTATCAATCCCGTCATTATCGACCGGGACTTCAATGTGATTGCCGGTCATGGCAGAATCATGGCGGCGAAAGAAGAAGGCATCAACGAAGTGCCTTGTGTATTTGTGGACTATCTGACCGAGGCACAAAAGAAAGCATACATCCTTGCAGATAACCGTATGGCAATGGATGCCGGATGGGATGAGGAGCTTCTGAAAGTAGAGATCGAAGCTCTGCAGGCAGAAGATTTCGATTTGAGTCTGACTGGTTTCGATGAATCAGAGCTGGCAGGCTTTTTTGATACTGCGGACGATGCGAAAGATGATGATTTCGATGTAGATGCGGAACTGGAAAAGCCGCCTGTCACAAAAAGCGGTGACCTGTGGCTGCTCGGAAACCACAGACTGCTGTGCGGTGACAGCACCAAGGAAGAAAGCTACACCTTGCTGACGAACGGCAAGAAAGCCAATCTTGTGGTGACGGACCCTCCGTATAATGTGAATTATCAGGGCACTGCTGGCAAAATCAAGAACGACAATCTGGAAAACGATAAGTTCTATCAGTTCCTTTTCGATGCGTTTACTTGTATGGAGAAAGCTATGGCAGACGATGCCAGCATCTATGTGTTCCACGCAGATACAGAAGGCTTGAATTTCAGAAAGGCATTTGCAGATGCAGGCTTTTACCTGTCCGGCACCTGCATCTGGAAAAAGCAGTCGCTGGTGCTGGGGCGTTCTCCGTATCAGTGGCAGCATGAGCCTTGCCTGTTCGGTTGGAAGAAGAACGGCAAGCATCAGTGGTATTCCGACCGCAAGCAGACCACTATCTGGGAGTTTGATAAGCCGAAGAAAAACGGTGACCATCCGACCATGAAGCCGGTCCCGCTGCTTGCTTATCCTATTAAAAATTCCAGCATGAGCAACTGCATCGTGCTTGACCCGTTCGGCGGCAGCGGCAGTACCCTCATTGCCTGTGAGCAGACCAACCGAATCTGCCACACCATCGAGCTGGACGAGAAATACTGCGATGTTATCGTGAAACGCTATATTGAGCAGGTCGGCACTGCGGAAAATGTGTCTGTGGTGCGTGACGGCAAGACCATTCGTTTTGATGAACTGGAGGTGCCTGCCGATGGAGAATAAAAATTTAACACTGGGAAGTCTGTTCGATGGCAGCGGCGGATTTCCTTTAGGCGGCTTGATTTCCGGCATTACCCCTTTGTGGGCATCGGAGATCGAGCCGTTTCCTATTCGTGTTACCACCAAACGGCTGCCGCAGATGAAACACTACGGTAATGTATCGGCACAAAATGGTGCTGACCTCCCGCCTGTGGACATCATCACCTTCGGCAGTCCCTGTCAGGATATGTCGGTGGCCGGGAAACGCAGCGGTCTTGACGGAGAGCGTTCCTCGCTTTTCTATCAGGCGGTGCGGATCGTGAAAGAAATGAGGTGTAAAACTAATGGCAAGTATCCAAGATTTGTGGTCTGGGAAAATGTCCAGGGAGCGTTCTCGTCCAACAAAGGCGAAGACTTCCGGGCAGTCCTCAGCTCACTGTGCAAAATCAAAAGAGAAGACTATGCTGTGCCTGAACTTCCAAACGGAAAATGGGACAATGCAGGCTGCATCATGGGAGAGGATTTTTCCCTCGCATGGCGGCTGTTCGATGCACAGTATTGGGGAGTTCCCCAACGAAGAAAACGCATCTACCTTGTCGCAGATCTTGATGGCGGGAGTGCCGGAAAAATATTATTTGAGTCCGAAGGCGTGTCAGGGTATACTCCGCAGGGCTTCCGTTCGTGGCAAGGAACTGCCGGAAGTGCTGAAGAAAGCGTTGGAGCGTCAAGCCTGTGCTTAAACGACCAGGGCGGTCAGCGGATGGATGTGACGGAGGATTTTACCGCAACGCTGCGTGCGGCATCCAACCATCCTCCGCTTGTGTTTGAAAATCACAGTCAGGATACCCGTTACAAGGGTCCTCTGTCTGTGGCACAGACGGTTTCTTCTACTTACGGAATGGGCGGCAACAATCAGCCGTTCGTGTTGGAAACGCCGAAAACGCTGAAAATCCGTTCCGGCTGTGAGGGCGGCGGCAAGGGCGCATTGATACAGGAAAACAAATCGGCAACGCTTTCCTGCAACAATGACCAGACGGTGTTTGTACCCAAGTGCTACGGTATCTGCTCCAAGGATTCCAATTCCATGAAGTCGGATAATCCGCACAGTGGTTTCTATGAAGCAGAAACTTCCAGATGTCTGGATGCCAACGGCAGCAATCCGTCCTGCAATCAGGGCGGTATGGCTGTGGTGTCAGTTCAGGGTTCCATGATTGGCAGAGCCGAAAAGAACGGTCCCCAAGGCAGCGGCATCGGAGAAAATGTCAGTTTTACGCTCAATACGGCAGACCGTCATGCGGTGGCTTTTTCGCAGGAGGCCTATGATAAATATGTAGAAAACAATACCGGCAGTTCTCTTCGTGCAAGCGGTGGAATGTACGGCGGTGGTTCTGAAACCCGCGTCTACAGCACGAGCAAAAACTCCTACCATACTGAAGCGGAAGAGAATCTGGCGAATACGCTGGTGGCAACGGACTACAAAGACCCTCCGACCGTAGCGGAAGAACCACAGTACATTATCCGCAGGCTTACCCCAACGGAATGTGCAAGACTGCAGGGATTCCCGGATTGGTGGTGCGATGATCTCGGTACGGAAAATCCGACCGAAGAAGATATTGCATACTGGTCGGAAGTCTTTGAAACCCACAGAAAAATCATGGGGACTTCCTCGAAGCCAAAGACAGAAAAGCAGATCATCAAATGGCTGAAAGACCCGTATTCCGATGCCGCAGAGTATAAAATGTGGGGCAACGGCGTGGCACTTCCGAATGTTTGCTTTGTGCTTGCGGGCATTGTGTACTACTCACAGTTTCCACCGTTTTTGCTTTGAGTTATTCTACACCGAAAATCGCACAGAATCCTTGCTATTTATCGGCTTCAGAGTGATATATGTACTACCGAAAAAAACAAGGAGGTATCCACGATGAGGATTGAATTTAACAGAACAGGAGCAGAGCGAAAAGCACTGGTCAAGGCGATTTCAGAAATTACGGGAGCTGCGGCGGTATATAAATTTATGCCGACCTGTGCATACGAAATCGACTACTTTACCGTCACCAAGGACGGTGCATTGGAGTTTGATGACCGGGCAGACAGCGAGGAGATTGAAAACCTGCTGGAGCAACTTGCCGAGCGTGGCTTTACTGCCGCAGAAATGCCCGCCACTGCCGCCGACAGCGGCGAGAAAGAAAACGCCGAGAAAGTATCCGAGGACGCAGATGCCGAGCCACAGGGCGAAACCGTTGGTCTTACGGTGGCGATTCCGCTTGATAAGGTCGCAGTCGGAAACCTTACAAAGTTGCTTGATGCCAAAGGCAGTCTGATTAAAAAGGCACTGGGCATCACAGAACTTCCGATAGAAATTACCGAGGATGCAGTTTCCTTCCCTTGGTTCGATACCTGCCTGGATGCGGATACGGCGAAAGCCTATACCGACTTCATCGCCGCACTGTGCAAAATGAGCAAAGAGCAGAAACGCATCAACGCTACCGAGAAGCAAGTCACCAATGAGAAATACGCATTCCGGTGCTTTCTCCTGCGGCTTGGCTTCATCGGTGCGGAGTACAAGGCAGACCGAAAGATTCTGTTGAAAAATCTGACAGGCAGCAGTGCATTCAAAACAGCGAAGGAGAAGGCAGATGATGAGATTTCCGAGTAAAGAGACTGTAGAGCAGGTACGCAGGCAGTACCCAACCGGAACAAGAGTGGAGCTTCTGCATATGGACGATGTGCAGGCTCCGCCGATTGGCATCAGGGGTACGGTCGAAGGCGTGGATGATACGGCATCGCTGCTTGTGGCCTGGGACAACGGCTCTCATCTGAATGTGATCTATGGCGAGGACGAGGTACGCAGGATATAGCGTATTGATGCCAGATATACACAAGATGTTGAAGAAAACATTGTGTAGTAATCGTATTGCTATATCTGCTGTAAAGAGCGAATATGTGTACACCGAAAGGGAAACAACGACAAACGGAGGTACACACCATGAACGAAAAAATCGCCAATCAGATTTCAGAAATGAAAAAGCAGACCATCGGCGTTGAGGTCGAGATGAACCACATTGAAAGAAGCAGAGCCGCAAAGCTCGCCGCCGACTTCTTCGGAACAGGCAGATACGAGAACACAGCCGCAAGGAACGGCTACAGCACCTGGTCAGCTTGGGACACAGACGGCAGAGAGTGGAAATTCCAAAAGGATGTCAGCATCGCAGGGTGCGACAGCGAGAAATGCGAAATGGTAACGCCGATTTTGACCTACACCGACATGGAAACCTTGCAGGAGCTGATTCGCAGACTTCGCAAGGCAGGAGCGAAAAGCGATGCCACAAGGGGCTGCGGAGTCCACATTCACATCGGAGCGAAAGGTCACACACCGCAGACGATGCGAAACCTCGCAAACATCATGGCAAGCCACGAAAGCCTGATTGCAGATGCCTTGAACCTCGACCGAGGCAGAATGCACCGCTACTGCAGAACGGTAAATCCTACCTTCCTTGCAGAAATTAATCGGAAAAAGCCGCAGACGATGGCAGATTTCGCAGACATTTGGTACACCGCCAACGGTGCAAACTACGGCAGAAGCCAACACTACAACGACAGCCGATACCATATGCTGAATTACCACGCTACATTTACCAAAGGAACCATTGAATTTCGGCTTTTCCAATTCGATGCCCCTGCAGACGGCAGACAGAACGGACTCCACGCAGGACAGCTGAAAAGCTATATTCAGCTTTGCCTTGCACTGAGTCAGATGGCAAAGACGGTAAAGACCGCAAGCCCCAAACCACAGCAGAACGAAAATCCGAAATACGCCATGAGGACTTGGCTTTTACGACTTGGATTTATCGGAGACGAATTCAAGACCGCAAGAGAAATCCTTACCAAGAGACTTGCAGGAGATACAGCGTTCAGAAACGGCAGAGCCGCTTGAAGAGACCGCAGGAGTCAGCCTCCTGCCACCTAACCTCCGACCGCTTCGGCGGTCTTTAGGTGGTAGAAGGGTGATTCCTTCGGAAAGGACGGTTACCATTATGGAAAAAAGATACTACATCGCCTACGGCAGCAACTTGAATATCTCACAGATGCGTGTTCGCTGCCCACAGGCAAGGATCATCGGAATATCGGAAATCAAGGATTACGAGCTGCTGTTCAAGGGCAGTCAGACAGGCTCTTATCTCACCATCGAGAAGAAGGTCGGCGGCAGCGTTCCTGTTGCGGTGTGGGAAACCACAGCCGCAGATGAGGCGGCGCTTGACCGCTACGAGGGATTCCCGACCTTTTATTACAAAGCGGAAATGGAACTGCCCGTCAAAGGCATCCGCACAGGCAAAATCAGAAACCGCCGATGCTATGTTTACATCATGCACGAGGACAGACCCGTTGGCGTACCAAGCGGCTATTATGTCCGCACCTGCCTTGACGGGTACGGAGCCTTTGGCTTTGACGAAGAAATTCTGATGAGAGCCATTGAGAACAGCGGGAGGATAAGCTATGAAGAATGAAAATACAGTCTCTTTGAAAATCTGCCCGCACTGCCATAAAGCCTATCGCGGTGTGCCTGCCCTTTCGAGGGCAGACGGTCAGACGCTGATCTGCCCGGACTGCGGCACACGAGAATCACTGGAAAGCATCGGCGTGGAGCCTGCGGAACAAGAGAAGATCTTGGACACCATCCATCGTTCCATGCAGTCATAAACTACACAATTATGTGTGGGATAATCGCCTGTAAGATCGTGTAGTAATCGTATTGCTATATCTGCCGTAAAGAGCGAATATGTGTACACCGAAAGGGAAAACAAAGAAAAACGGAGGGTACACACCATGAAAAAGAACACGATTTGGGTAGTAAGAGCATTGACAGCAATCGAGCCGGGCAAGCTGGTCTGGATGGATTTCAAAACCTTCAAGAACGCAGGAACTGCAGACGATTGGATTTGCGATTATTGCAGAAAGAACGGTTACAGCATTACGGATTTCAACCTGGTAAGAAGGGAGGCATAAACCATGTGGGCAGAAGGCAGCATCAGGGTTCAGAACAGCATTTTCCATTACTGGGTCAAGCACTATGAAGAACCGAGTGAGGACTACGGAATTGACGGCGGCAGGATTTCCAAGCTGATGTTAAAGCGTGACGGCGAAATCACCTATAGCTACGACAGAGGGCTGGACATCGCCCCAACCGACAAAGTAGCTGAAACGGCACTTGCCATTTTGATGAAGGAATACAACTAAAGCAGAAGATTCCCGAAGAACCGCCCGCAAGGGTGTGTTCCTCGTCATACGATATATTTCGATGGTCGCAGCAATGCGGCTTATTTTTGTATTAGGGTTCCCGCAAAGCCTGCTTTGTGGGAAGAGGACGAGCAGTGAAGTGAGTGAGTTTTCATGCTTGCATGGAAACGAACGATACGAAACTTGTGAGGACGAGGAGGTGAGATTTTGAGAAAACGGAAGAAATACACACCCACCAAGTTCAAAGCCGAGGACAGCACCTACGATAAGGATGCCGCTGATTTTGCGGTGATGTTCATTGAAAGCCTGTGCCACACCAAAGGCACATGGGCGGGAAAGAAATTTGAACTCATCGACTGGCAGGAGCAGATTATTCGAGACCTGTTCGGTACGCTGAAACCAAACGGCTACCGGCAGTTCAATACTGCTTATGTGGAAATTCCAAAGAAACAGGGAAAATCAGAGCTTGCGGCAGCTGTGGCACTTTTGCTGTGCTGCGGTGATGGTGAGGAACGAGCCGAGGTCTACGGCTGTGCCGCTGACCGACAGCAGGCCACTATTGTTTTTGATGTGGCTGCGGATATGGTGCGGATGTGTCCGGCACTGAATAAGCGTGTGAAAATCCTCGCATCACAAAAACGAATTATTTATACGCCAACCAACAGCTTCTATCAGGTGCTTTCCGCAGAAGCATACTCCAAGCATGGATTCAACATTCATGGCGTGGTCTTTGATGAGCTGCACACACAGCCCAACCGAAAGCTCTTTGATGTTATGACAAAAGGCTCCGGCGATGCCAGAATGCAGCCGCTGTACTTTCTGATTACGACAGCCGGAACGGATACCAACAGCATCTGCTACGAAACGCATCAGAAAGCGAAGGATATTCTGGACGGCCGTAAAATCGACCCTACCTTCTACCCTGTGATTTACGGTGCAGACGAATCGGACGATTGGACAGACCCGGAAGTGTGGCGAAAAGCCAATCCGAGTTTGGATATTACGGTCGGCATTGATAAAGTCGAAGCCGCCTGCAACTCCGCAAAGCAGAATCCCGGAGAAGAGAATTCCTTCCGGCAGCTCCGTCTGAATCAGTGGGTCAAGCAGGCAGTTCGTTGGATGCCGATGGAAAAATGGGATGCCTGTGCGTTCCCTGTGGATGAGGACGAACTGGAAGGGCGTGTCTGCTACGGCGGTCTTGACCTTTCATCTACAACAGATATTACAGCATTTGTGCTGGTGTTCCCTCCGCAGGACGAAGATGATAAATACATCATCCTGCCGTATTTTTGGGTGCCGGAAGACACTCTTGACCTTCGTGTCCGCAGAGATCATGTTCCCTACGATGTGTGGGAGAGAAAAGGATATTTGCAGACTACAGAGGGCAATGTGGTGCATTACGGCTACATTGAGAAATTCATCGAACGGCTCGGAGAACGATTCAATATCCGAGAGATTGCCTTTGACCGCTGGGGTGCTGTGCAGATGGTGCAGAACCTTGAAGGCATGGGATTTACGGTCGTTCCGTTCGGACAGGGATTTAAGGATATGTCCCCTCCGACCAAGGAGCTGATGAAGCTGGTGCTGGAACAGCGAATCGCACATGGCGGTCAGCCGGTTCTGCGATGGAATATGGATAACATTTTCATCCGTACTGACCCGGCGGGCAACATCAAGGCAGACAAAGAGAAATCAACAGAAAAGGTAGACGGTGCTGTAGCAACCATTATGGCACTGGACAGAGCAATCCGATGCGGAAATGACGCTGGCGAAAGCGTGTACGACACAAGAGGATTGCTTGTTTTTTGAGGTAATAAAATGCTGACAATTATTTTGATAGGACTGGTTGTTTTCAAAGAAGGCATTAACCAGGGAACAGGAGGTCTATATGGGGATTTTTAGTGGATTATTTCGGAGCAGAGATGCTCCCAAGGACAGTACGGCAGGTAGTGCCTATCGATTTTTCATGGGCGGCAGCAGTTCCGGCAAACAGGTAAACGAACGCTCTGCCATGCAGATGACGGCGGTGTATTCCTGTGTGAGAATTTTGTCGGAAGCTGTCGCAGGACTTCCGCTTCATCTTTATCGATACACCGATGGCGGGAGCAAGGAAAAAGCAATCGACCATCCGCTGTATTTTGTGCTGCATGATGAGCCAAACCCGGAAATGACAAGTTTCGTGTTTCGCGAAACGCTGATGACGCACCTGCTCCTATGGGGCAACGCTTACGCACAGATCATCCGAAACGGCAAGGGCGAGGTTGTGGCTCTGTATCCGCTGATGCCCAACCGCATGACAGTGGACAGAGACGATAAAGGTCATCTTTATTACGAATATCAGACCTCAACCGATGAAGCAAAGACCACCAAGGGCGGCACTGTTCGGCTGAAACCGTCCGATGTCCTCCATGTTCCCGGTCTTGGCTTTGACGGCCTTGTCGGATACAGTCCGATTGCTATGGCAAAGAACGCCATCGGCCTTGCAATTGCCGCAGAGGAATACGGTAGCAAATTCTATGCCAACGGTGCTGCACCCAGTGGTGTGTTGGAGCATCCGGGAACGCTGAAAGACCCGTCCAAAGTGCGTGACAGCTGGACGCAGACCTTCGGCGGCAGCGGGAATGCCCACAAGATTGCAGTGCTGGAAGAAGGAATGAAGTATACACCGATTTCCATTTCGCCCAATGAAGCACAGTTTTTGGAAACAAGAAAATTTCAGATCAATGAGATAGCTCGAATTTTCAGAGTGCCGCCGCACATGGTCGGTGACCTCGAAAAGTCGAGCTTTTCTAATATTGAGCAGCAGTCGCTGGAATTTGTGAAATATACCCTTGAACCCTGGCTTGTCCGATGGGAGCAGTCACTGGCGAGGGTGCTGATTTCTCCGAGTGACAAATCTCAGTATTTCATCAAGTTCAATGTGGACGGTCTGCTTCGCGGCGATTATCAGAGCCGTATGAGTGGTTATGCCACAGCAAGGCAGAACGGCTGGATGTCCGCTAATGACATCCGGGAGCTTG